CCGGCTTGTAAATTGCTGATGTTAAAGTTGACATAATTGGTTACCAAATCAGTGCTGGATGGAATTGGATCGCCATTGTTGCCAGTGGCCACATCTAACATTTTCCAAGAAGTGTCAAATGGTGTGGTATTGGTTAAACCAATCCATAGTTCCATGGTAGAAATAATACCACCTTGAGGAGTGGCACTGGATATCACAAAGTATGGAACAGTTTCATTAGGATATTCCGGAGTTGGATTTACGCTACTGGCCGGAGTTGTTGGTGTGCCTGGTTGACTTAGTGCACGAGCATCAAGCAAGCCAGCATTGGCCGCAGGGCGATATCCTTCCAAGACTAAATTGTCATCAACATAAATTCTTGGATCATAGGTAATGGCAGTGATTTGTGTTTGCAACACATTGTCTTTCATGCTTTCTACTACCTGTTGAACACGGAATAGTTTACCTGTGGAAGTGGTAGCTCCAGTTCTATCATACCAATAGTTGGGATCTCCAGGATCTCCCCAGCTGGCCAAGCCCCATCCATAACTGTCATGGTCTATACCAATAACATCACCGGCTTCCAATTGAATGCCTGAAAAGTCCATGGCAAAAGTAATGGTGAAATCAATGCGACTCAATAACAATCTACGAGCAGCCAAATAAGCGGCCTGTGCTTGATTGTTAACATAGTTAAGATTCATACTTAACTTGTTGACAGGTTCATCAATGCCTAGACCAAAATTCTTGAAATTGGTTTTGATATCTAGGTAATAATAACTTTGTTGATCCTTGAGAATGGTATTAGGATATGTTACTTCTACTTGGTTGTAGGTATTGTTTAAGTCAATAGGATTAATGGTGATACCACCATAGATATTGTCAGGACCAATACGCATGACCTGTGTAGAACTTGTATTCATAACCACACCCCACTTGCCTGTGGTTTCATTCCATGTTAACCAACTATCACAGCAGTCAGTTAAGTTTTGTAGATTGTCTAATAATTTCTGTGTGGTATCAACAGGACCATTAATACTATAACGATTGGTTGTGGTGGTAACACCTACGGTATAGTTTGTAGAATAGTCTGTGAATGTAATTTGTTGATCACTGTAGGTAGTCAACGCATTTAGGCTGGCAACATCAACTAGATTTTCGGATAAGCCGGCACCATAAACAGGATTGGTTAGATAATCATAAAAGACCAAACCAGGATCAGGTGATTTCCAAGTGCTGGTGCTGGCAGTAGGAGTAGGCTTTTGATAGTTGTGAATCAAACTGGTCAATGTTGGCAAGCCAGTCAAAGCTGCCGAAGTGTTATAGTTGACCTTGACAATTTGGAAACACAAATTGTTCATGATGTTGGTGGCTGTCCAAGGACTGTTAATACCACCACCAGTGTCAGCATCAGTCATGATGTCAATGGCAGTAACTCCTGGATTATTTTCACAGTTATAAGCACCATTAGGGAAGTTATAGATCCATAAGTGATTGTTAGGTTGATCTAATTTTTGTGCAGTTTCTTTACCATGGTTGGCTTCCCAATGTGTGACCATGGCACCATCATCAGGATTTTCAAAATAGCAATAACGATCTCCCCAATAGATATCAGGAAATCCTGCCACTGTTCCTGCACTCAAAGTCGAAGTTGAACTCTTGTTGGCAATGAAACTCATTTGGAACTGATCAGTAAGTTGACTATTTTCACTGTAGACTACTGTATACCACATCCATTGGCGATCATTACTGATACGAGCATCAACCACAACAGGATTCATCCAAGCATCACCATAGACCATGGGTATCTTGTTATAGGTATTAGGTGGCAGTTGAACCCGATTATAACCTTGTGCAGGAGTCTTGGCAGTGAGCCTAGACACAATACTGCCAATAACCATGGCGGCCACAACACGCAAGGCAAATGTTGCGATCATGGCAGCGGTTCCTGACAATTCAAATACAGTGGTAACTAGATATGAAATACCCATAATTTTATCCTATCATTTTGGTGTAAACAATGTCGCTGGGCCTATAACCCAAACGTTCAAAGATCACACTCTTATCCATGTGTGCCTTGGTATTCATAATGATTCTTTGAACACCTAGGTCTTGTAAAAACTTTTCAATAAACTTCAAAAAACGAACACCAGTCATACCTTGGCGATAATCAGGGTGCAACCAATAGATATCATTGTAGGCAGTTAGACTGCTTCGATAATGCAAATGAGGTTTGATGAAACCAACATAATATCCTACAAGTAAATCACCACGGCGAGCAGTGATAACGCATAAATGATCAAGTCTTTTTGCGTTCCAGTAAGCGTCCCAATCCGGTTCAAGAATGATTGAACCTTGTTCCAAAGCCAATTCACGCCAGTGTTCATGTAATAATGGTTCAATCTCATTCATTAATCCTACAGTGAAATTTTCATATTGATAAGTGATCATTAAGGTTTTAATCCAAAATCAAAATAAGCATTGTTTAGAGGAGCCACGTTGTCCATGCTGGTATCATATACTGTGCTGGTAGTTGAAGTGGTTCCAAGATGCCAATTACCCATACCGTCTTGATACATCTTACCTACTGTTTGATTTTGGAAATCATCATGGTTGGTTCTACGGCCGGATACATTATTACTTAACACAGTTTTAATACTGGAACAATTTAATACCACACTGTAATATTTGTTTTTAGGATCTTGATTTTCAGTGATAGTAAAGCTGGTTATCACGCCGGCAAATCTCTGTATCAATTGACGAGTATCACCATGACCATCAACATAGGTCATCAACTCGCCATTTTGATCATAGAATCCACGCCATATGGTCAATGGTGAACCTTTGACATTGTAATTCAATACCAAGGCAATGCCAGTTAATGCTCCGGTAAAGTTATTGTATTCAGTTGGACTGATACCATCTAAACTAACGCTGGTATCATTGCTAGAACTTTGCAAGTCTCTATGGTATTCACTCAATGACAATAAACCACCAAGACCTTCAAATGTCACGGATTGGCTGCCTGTGGCAATTGATATGGTAACAGTTTCTTGTCTATAGCTTGAACTGATATTAAGTGTAACCACACTGGCAGTATTCACGCTGGTATTAATAGGTGTTACCGAGATGCTGACAAACTCAGCAATCTTGATATTGGTTGTCGAATTGACAAAATCTATCTTGTTCACAGAATGCCTCCTGAACCGCCTGTGACCACTTCATTGATATTGGTAGTGACAGGACCTGTGTATTCATACAATTGGAATTCACTGTCAAACACAATGGCCGCAGTATTGTAAGCAGTGACAAAACTATAAGTTGGAGTGTTACTGCATAACATTTTGAATTGAACTGCATTGCCAAAATTAATGTGTTGATTGGTATAACCATTGCTAACAGCCATAAAGTTTGGTCTATGTGTGGTTATTGTGTATGAACTGGCACCAGTGTATTCAACATCAGAAACCGCAGTAAAAGGATAAGGAAATCCTTGAATCTGTAGGAAATCACCTTGGCGAACCACGTATTGACCGGAAATTAATCCCTCAACGTTGCCGATAGTCAATGTAGTGCCGGCAAAGCTGGTCACTGTAACTGCGGCTTGTTGTAATGCAGTCATATCACCTTGGTAAGCAAAGAAATAACTTAGATTGGAGTTATTGGCAAATGACACAGTTTCTGGATAACGACGATCCATGTAATCTAATTGTTCAAGCAATCTACGAGTGGCAGGATCAGCATAATCAAAATAGGCTGAGGTCTTAACTTTGAACTGCCATGGCAAGCGTGTGATAATTTCTGTGACATTGGCAATTTCACTTTTGGTATATTGAATGCCAATGCTACGTCTACGATCTATACTAATGGTTTCGGCATGATTAATAATTGTTTGTAAAGCTGTTGTTGTTATAGTCATTGTTTAATCCTTAGTATTGTGGCTGTGCACTGCGGAATGGCAATTCTTTTTGTGCTTGTTGAACTGTTCCATACATGGTCATGCGATTTTCATAAAACAGTTGAGCCACTGATTTGGCATCTAGAGCTTGAATGGTATAGTTGTGATTTACAGTAGTTCCACCACCACTACCGCCCATATTTTGTAAATCAGGATTGCTGACTACTGTGCCTGGACCTTTGACCAATTCAGGACCGGCTTCACCAACCACGGCAAATTGTCCAGGAGCAATGTTACCACCGCCCGAAGCAAACATAGTACCAGCTGATGATAATCCACCACCTGATGCAATGCCGGCATCTTGAATACTGGTTGATACACCACCTGCACCTGCGGCACCAAATGCGCCAAACATACTACCAAATAATCCACTTAGGCCGGCAGCACTACCACCACCTGGCAACATTGAAAATAAACCAACCATGGCTTTCTTCAATTGCATGTTCATGATATCCAATAACAAACTGGCCATTAGATCTTTGAAACTGCCTTTGGTATGTGTGACCATACCATCAACAGCTTTGATAATTCCACCAGTCATGTCATCAAATAATTTCTTACCCGACATGGCAGCATTTTCAGTGTCATCAATAAACTGATGCAGTGCACCATCCCAGCCTGTGGCAAACTCTTTGCTCTTGGCATTGAGTTCTTCTTGTTTGGCAATCTGTGGAGCATAACTGTCTGTGATCTTTTGACGAATTTCTAAGATCTGTTGTTCAGTTAATTTTTCACCATATAAGTTTTCTTGTTTCTTTTCGGCAGCCTTGATATCGGCTTCCATTTGACGTTGAATGTTGGCCACGGCCTTTTCACTCTTGGTCATGGTCAATTCAGTTATTTGAATGTTCAAGTCATTGATCTGTTTGGTGACCTTTTGGCTTTGTTCATCCCAATACAAACTCATTTGGCGTGCCTTGTTGGCACCTTCAATCATTTCGCGAAGTTGGCCTTCAACTTGTGCGGCTGATTTTAATTGTGTGACTTGTTTTTCTAATAGATCAATTTCACGTTGTCTTGGAGTGGCATTAGGTTGTGCTTGTTCGGTTCTTAATACACGAATCTTGCCTTCCAATTCCAAAATAGTTTTGTCATTACGTTGACGTTCATCAAATGCTGCCAATTCTCTAGCACGAACAACATCGCTAGCATCGGCAAACATTAGTTCAGTGACCAAACGTGCGCGACGTGCTTCATTGCCTTGATTCAATAGATCCAATTGTGCTTTTAGACCGGCCAAGGGCACTGCTTCTAGATCGGCAGTGGCAACACCTGTGGTAGGTGTTTTAGGTTTCTTAGCGGCCTTGCCTTCCCAATCTGTGGCTTCATTGAAATCATTGAATAATTTTGTTAGGTCTGTAACTTCACCTTTGGTGGCTGCAAGACCTGCATTAAATTGATCCATTAAGGATTTGCCAAATGCGGCCTTGCTGATTTCATTTAGACCATAAACTGCGGCTGCAATGGCTATTAGTTCTGGAGCAATAGGAGCCAAGGTAGCATATAAAGTAGCTAAGACTTCAATCAAGGCCAATACACTGGCTCTCAATGCCAATAAGCCGGCTCCACCAGCCAATCCAACTACCACATCCATTAATAGTTGTGCGGTTTCTTTACTGCCTAAGAAGCCTTTTGACTTGTCACCAATCAACTGCATTATTGGATCAACAAGGTCCAATAAGTTTAATTTAAGTTCATTAAGACCGGCCATCATTTGATTGTATGCACGGCTGGCATCATCAACCGACTTGGCGTGTTTTTCAGTATCAGCACTGGTTTCATTTAGGTTGGCCACATAGGCTTTCCAATCAAT